TCTATCAGTTGATAAACTATTAGTTGATAATTTAGCATAATAATTTGAATTACCCTTAATATTAAAAGTGTCTTCGAGTTGTAACATAGCATAAGTTCCATCTCTATTTGAAGTTATTTCAACTGAATATTGATTCATTTGTAATATTGAACTATAGACACCAGAACCAGTATAAAAATATAAACTTGGTGCAACAGCAAAAGGAACGCCAGGACCACCCTTAACCTCAATATATGCTTCTGTTGAAGGAGAAACAATAACATCTCCATTTGTTATTACAATATTATTTCCAGTTGTTTCATTTCCATTAGAAAGAATTTCACTTAAAGTATCTGAACTTGAAACACTATCATATACTGATTTTGCAGTTGGTAATTCATAATGAGTTGAAGCACTTGAAATGGTTTCAGTAATACCAGTTATATTTGTTATACCAGTTGTTGAAAAATCTGAATATATTGATAAATCATCTACTCTCATATTATTAATTTTTTATTTTTTAAAAAGACCCCTTAAAAGTCCAAGTTCCACTTATTCTTTTCTCCACAGTCAAATCACCTTCAGGATTAATATAAAATCTCCAAGAACCATCCGTATCCTCATCACCAAAATATTGATATGAAGTTAAACTTAATATATTATCACCTGAAATTATAGCAGTCGTTGCTGATATAGTAGATAAATTAGTGTGATTTGAAAATGTTTTTAAACCTGAAATAGTTTGAGTTGTATCAGTTGTTACCCAATTACCAGTATATCCTGTAATACCAGCAGCTGCAGCAATAGCAACATCTATATAAATTTTCATTGCATAAGATGTTGCTAAACTTGTATATGATGCATATGTTAATCCTGTATCATTTATAATATCATCTATCTCTATACTTTCAGTTAAACCAGTAAATAAAATAGTAGTGTTGAAACTAACAGCAGAATTAAATAATGTATATCCATTAAAAGTTTTATCACCATCTATCACTTGATTACCAGTTAATTCAACAAATAAAGTTGATGGGTCATATTGTTCTATATAAGCACCACCAGCATCAGCCATAAATATAGTAGATGCTGAATAAGCACCAAAAGAAACATCAGTTAAATCAAGAAATGTATTTTTATATGGTGTTAGTTCTAAAGCAGTTTCTGCAGAATTCACAACCATAGTATATCCACTTAAACCACTAAATGTTGCAGGAAATTCAGGAAATTGAAATAATGAAGTATTTGCAGTTATTGTTCCATATTCTAAACCTGTTTCACCAGAATTAACAATTAAAAATAAACCAGCAGAACCAGCAAAACTTGATGGTGTATCACTTAAATTTAAAAATGTTCCAGTCATTCCAGAGTAACCAAGTAAAACAGTTTCATCACCTAATCTAACCCATAATTTCTTATCAACTGTATTAGCATAAAATTCACCAGAATATACATCTGTTGCAGACCAACCACCTTGAGTATGGTCTGTTAAAGATGTTGCACCAGTTCCAGGTATGGTTGGTATAACACCTGCTACGGTTGTTCTTTTAACTAAATTTCTTTTATTTGTGAATTCCATATCTATTCTTTTTTATTTTTAATTTTCTCCACCATCTTCAACAACATCATTATCTATATAATTTAAATCCCATAATTTATTCTCACCCGCATCATTTACAATCTGATTTTCAAATTCAATACCAACAACATCTTCACCACCATCATTAACTCCATCATTATCATCACCATCTGATGTTTTATTTCCAATAACTATTTCATTTGTTTTTATATCTCTTGTTGATGTTCCAATAACAATAGCACCAGTTCCTCCAGTTATTATAGTATTATTATCACCCATGATTGTAGATTTTACATTTGATATATTATTATCACCAAACACAACACTATTATCTTTTGAAAAATTACCACTACCAGTTATTAAACCACTACCTTTTTCATTATTAACTATATTATTATCACCAATAACAACCTGACCTGTTGAACGAGTTGATACAGTATTATTATTTCCTAAAATGAAATTATCATTTTGTATGAAAGGAGTTTTACCCACACCATATGATGATGTTTGACCACTATCATATGTTATTGATATATCATTAACTTTTAATAATTCTATTTCAATTAAATTCTTACACTCCATATCTAAATTATCAATTTTGTTTATAATATAAGTTGTATCATCTACTATAATTTTATCATTCATTTTTAATTTTATTACATCATCTTTTGTTAAATGAAATTTACTCCTCATAATACGACTATCTTTTGTGACAAAATTATCAATATATTGTTTCCAATAAACATTATATAAGTTCTTTTTTGTTACATATCCAATAGGATTACCAACGAACATTAAACTCCAAGATTTTTCATCATTTATTAAAAGAGTATCATAATTCAAATCTAATAATTCTCCTGATGCATTCATGTTATATGGATTAAGAATATGTCCCATATAAGGGTAGTATAAATATGAATTATTTTCAAATCTGAAAGTTGTTGCTGATGTTGAATTATCATATATATTTAATTTATTCCAAAACAATAAACGAGGTTCTGTTTTTGTTTTTTGTTCTCTAGCGACACCATTCTCTTTATAATCAAAATTCTCTATTGATGAATAAGTATATTTTGTTGCGTTGTTTATTGTATCACCAACTAACCAACTTCTTAAAACAGTTGAACTGAAATCATTCTCAATTTCAGAAACATCTTCACTAAACTCATTATCTATATTTATTAATTTACCACCATAATTCATAGGTGTATTTAAGTAATCTTTCTTATCACTCCAATACTCGTTCCAAGTATCAGAACCTTTTGTATATTTTAATATAAGTTTGTTTGTAAAGTAATCAGATGGAAATTCAATTTCTGTTTCACTATCTCTATCTATTTTATATGTATAGTCATAAGTATTACCACTAGTGTAATAATCATCAAATGTTTGTATATTAAGTTGTTTGTATGTATTTGTTTCCTCAATATATAGATTAAATAATTTCATTAATGAACTAATAAAATCATTTATTTTCATTTCTTGTGGAACTACATTTTTAAAATTAAGGGCAACTCCATTACCATAACCACTTTCATACCATCTGATATATGAAATATTACCACTCCAAGGTTCTCCAGTTCCATAATCATGAACAAATTTAAAAGCAATATTCTCATCTTTATCACAATATATATCTTTTGTAACAGTTACATATTGATTTGTTGGTGTATAATATGTTTCTATTAATTCACAATTTTCAGAATTTACTTTATAACGAGAATGAGTACCATTAAGAAGTGTAAATTCAACTGAACTTCTTGGTATTCTTGTTATAAATAATTTTACTGGATTTTGATATATATAATATGACCAACCTGAAGGTGTATTTAATTTAAATTTAATTTCAATTCTATGCATTCCAGCCTTTCTTGTTACATAACAACCTGGAATTATATTATTCATATATTGTGGGTGTGGTATATTTATAGAACCTAATCCTCCATATAATGTATTATTTATAATTAATGTTTCATTAGGATTTAATCTCAAATATAATGAACTATCTAATAATGGATAAACATTATAACCATTTAAATTATATAATCTACTTGGTATTCCATCTGTTGCAGCATGAATATCAGTAGCACTAACATATTTACCTGTTGTTAAATCAACATATAATGCTGTTAATAAATAATTTATTCCAAAAAATTTACCTATACACTCTTGACCTCCAAAATATAAATCACCAACTTTATACCAATCATTTAAAATCTCTTCATCATTTACAAAAGGTAAATAAATTTCTTTAAACCAATCCTTATTGAATAAATCACTTTCATAAGTATATCCATAAGTTGTAAATATTTTATCTATTAAATATTTCAATGATATAGATGGAAATAAATCAGCAACAACTAAACCTAATCCAGCAGGTATTGTTTGTCCATATACAACAGTAGAATTATCCAAAGCAGAACCAACAGTACCTCTTAAAGGTTTATAACCATAATTTATATATGGAAAACGATAGTTCGGTGTTGTTGCAGCCCAATTTGAAACAACAGAAGCCGCAGTCACCGTATGATTAATATCACAAAAATCTAAATCTTTTAAGTATTTATCTTTTGTATCAGCAAATAAATTAGCAGTCTCACCATAAAAAACAATCTCATAATTTACTATATTATTCTTTCTTATAATTTTTTCTAATTTTATGTAACCTGTTTTATACTCAATCTCATCAACTACAATATTTGAAAATGTTTTTGCTTTTATATTAAAAATATTTTTATTATTAACATCAAAAACATATTTAAAAAATCTATTATTATTAGGAGTTCCTGGTAATAAGAATTCATTTGAATAGTTTGAACGCTTTTCATTAACTTCTCTTATATCATTAACACAAAGGTTTAATTGAATATCAGTATCCTCATTTGTATCTAATCTTGTAAAACCCACCTCTTCTATTTCAACATCATATATCGTAGCATTACAAGTTGAATACCATTTAATACCAAAATTTTTTGAGCCAGCACAAGTTAAGACCTCTTCATATTCACCATTTGTAATTCTATAACCTCCACCTGTGTTTCCACAAACAAAACGAAGCCATGAACTAGTAAAATCTTTTAATTTATATTTAATTCTATACTTCTTTCCAATTTCTAACATATTAGTATAAGCGTAATATTCAGCCCATTGATTATTATTTATTAATGTTAATTTATCATCAAAAGTAAAATTATATCCAGTTGGTCTTACCCAATCAGATTTGAATAACTTGAAATCTATTTTTGTACGAAATTGTGAATATAATTCAACCATTATTTAAAATATATTTTTATTTGAAAACTCTAAATCATAAACAAACTGAACTAATCCAGAATTTGTTCTACTAACTAATTGAGTTTCATTCATAAGAACTACTGGGTAATAAGTGCCACCATAATTTATATAAATATTCTTTGCTTTCATAACATCTTTCAAATATGAAATATCATAACTTGTTAGCCAATCAGAATTAATTGAAAGTTTTTGTAATTCTTCACCACCATATACAGTTGTTTCTCTTGAATAATCATTATGTCCAATATAATATGCGTTTGTTGTTTGAGATGCTTTACCAAATTCATCATAATTCTTTCTATATGAATATCTCTGAACATTTGAACTTTCAGTATATCTTTTTTCAAATAAGAACTGACTTATACCACCACACTCATTATCCCAATATAACATCACACCTGGTTTATTTGCGTTCTCACAAACAACTTCAAATTTATATCTTATTGATTGGTCACCATATGGATAACAATAAGCCCATATTTCATATTTATCACCAACAACTAATGAAACTGATGTTAGTTGGGGTGGATATACAACAATTTCACCACCAGTGGGATGGGCAGACCTATATAAATCTAATTTCCAACTTAATGTTGTAATATTTTTTGGTCCGCATCCAAATTCTAAAATTCTACCACTCATATTATCCCACACTGAAACACTTGGGTTTAATGGATTTTGTCTTGACCAATATGGATTACCATTTGGAATATAATATTGATACCATCTACCATCTGATTTTGTAATTTTTAATCTAATATGATAAGGACGACTTTTATAAGTTGTTGATGTAAAAGTAGAAAAATTACCATTTAAAAATCTAACAACACTATAATCAGTTGTTCTAATTTTAATTGTTGTTGCTTCTGTTTGATTTGTAAGAAACTTTTTATCATCATCATTTAAAAGATGTTCTGTATAATCAAAATCTTTTTTTGTTGCTGGAATAATGTGTTGTTTGTAATAAGATTTTAATGTTGCTGTTTTTACTTCACCACCATAAAACTCTTCCAAATCAACTCTATATTGTTTTAAACAATAAGAACTAACATCAGTCCATGAATTATTTAAAGGATAAAAATAAGGAGTTAAATAATTCACCATAATTTGTGTTGGTGAAAACTTTCCAATTCCACTATTAATTAAAGCACTTTGTTTAAATGAATATAAAGTTCCAGTACTATCAACTAATGAAAAATTATATTTGAAATCACTTTCAGTATAATTTGTTGATGTTGCTGTAAAATATTCTGGATATATTGATTGATGAACTTTCCTCATTATTGGAGTTTCATTTGGTGATTGTATTTTTGTTATACTCATATTATTTATTTTATTTTAATATTGCTCTGGTTTTAATCTTTGATTGTTTGTTTTGTGCTGATGTTACATCACTTGTAACCATAACAACTCTCTTATCATTAATCTTACTGGCTAATAATTCATAATCAATCAAAGAACCAGAACCACCACCAATTTCTTTACCACCTGTGCTTTGATTAATATAAGATAAAATTGGTGCGTATTTATGTGTTGCTGAACGATTTATAATGGCTTCACCAGGCATTGCGTTTATTTGTTGATTGTCTGTTCCATCATACATACCACCAATAATACCACCTCTTGCGAAGTTTTTTGATTGTGATAATATATTATAAGCATTATAAATTCCAGGTAATGCTATTGCTAACATTTCTGCTAAAACTAATGGTGTAACAATAGGAGCGGCTACACCTGTTTCAGCACCAGCTTCAGCAGCAGCAGCTGATGCTGATGAATAAACTCTGGCTAAATCTATACCTGTTTCAAATATAGCAGCAGCAGCTTGTAAGTCAGCATTTTCTTTTGTAACTTGCCCGATTAATCCAACAAATGTTTTTGAAATAGATAAAACTGCTGATTGTTTTTCAAATTCAATTTGTATTTCTTTTAATTTTTGTTTTTGTAAATCAGCAATTCTTTTTTCTTCTATTTGTCTAACCCATTTATAATATTCTTCTTTTTCTATTTTCTTATTTACATACAATTCTTTAATTATATTAAATTGTTGATTTGCTGATAATTTTTCAAAATTAATCTCATCTTGTATTGTTTTAGTTATAATATCTTTTGTTTCTAAAGCATCTTTTGTTCTATATAATAATTCTTGTTTTAATAATAATAACCTATCTTGAATTGATGATTTTTGTATATCTTTTAATTTTGAATTATAATTTAATTCAGCATTAATCATAATTTCATTTGTTTCTAAAACCTCTCTTACAACAACATCTCCTGTCTTTGTAACAACATCACCCCACTGAATAGTTCCACCTATAGCAGAATTTATTACTTTATCAATCTCTCTTCCAGCTTGATTATATGTTGTAACCAAACCTCTAATATTCTCATCAACAAAAGAAACACTATCATTTATCTCTGTCCATCCTTCTACTACATTACCAAACATATCTTCAAATTCAGTAAAAACTTGAATTCTACCACTAACCTCATCAATTCTTACACTAACATCTTTCATAGTTCTTGAAAAATTATCATATATAGAAATAACACCATTATCACCACCAAAAATTTCTCTTAATTTAATAGCAGTCTCTAATTGTTTTTTAATAGATGCTTCTACTTCTTTTTCAGCAACTTGTAATCTAATTTTAGCATATAAGGCTTGAACATAATCTCTTATAGCATTTGTATTCTCATTTAATAAAACACCTTCTTTTGATAATTCAGCGTTGTAATCAGGCATTATTTTTTTAATATCATCTAATGCTTTTCTTTTTTCTGAATATGTTGCTGTGTTTGAATGTAATATATCTTGTAATTTTCTTAATTCAAAATATTCATTAATCGTTCCTTTAACTACTTCCTTTTGAACATCTGTTAATTTATGAAACTCTTCAACTGCTTCTTTTTGTCTTGTTACTAAATAACCAATACCAGCAGCTAATGTTGCAACTGCAGTAATAATTAAAAAAACTGGATTAGTAGCGAAAGCAGCCTTCATCGCTAATCCAACACTTTTAAATCCAGCAATCATTTTTGGATATTGGTCTATAAGTTGATTAAAACCATTAACAACATTTGTAATAGCCTGTGCTTTAGCAAATGTTTTAAATAATTGTTCTGCTGATTTACTATCAGCACCAAACACTGTTGCTAAATTTGAACCTATTGAAACCGCTTGTCCTATACCTTGTGTTAGTACACCAATCTGTTTATCTAATGGTTGTAATTTTGCATTTAAATCTTCTGCTTGGTCCCTTAAATCAATAAACCTTTTACTTAATTTATCATAAGCAGCAGAATTACCAGCATCAGCAGCAGCCTGCATAGCTTTTGAAACTTCACGAAGTTCAGACTTCATAGCAGACATAGATTGCACCGACTTATTAACATCAATATTTAATACATATTCGATTGTTTTACTCATTTTACTCTAGTTATTTTTGATATATTATCATAAATATATTCCTCTATCTCATGATACATTCCTTCTTCTAATAATCTGAAATACTTACTTTCAAATTCATCCAACTCAGTCATAAAAGGTTGTGGTCTTATTCCATATTTTTTTATATTCATAGCAACAGCCCATGGGTTTAAATTTTTTCTTTTACACCAACTCTCAATCTTATTTATTGGAGGCATCTTACCAGGTGCTCTACCTTCATCTACATACTTACCATAATCATTCATAACAATATATAATATATTATCACGAACATAATAACCAATACTATCCCTCAAACCACCTATATCAACAGAAACATCAGCCCTCATATTCTTTACAAGAACTTCTCCCAATGCTTCTAATGCTTCATTTACAAAAAACTTATTCATATATTATTCCTCTGGTATATTACAATTACTCATTCTATTCTCAACCTCTATCTCTATTGAGAATATATGTCCCAATGTATAATCATCAAACTTGGCTTCAAATGGTTCTGAAGTTACAGTGTTCTCATTTATTGTCCATCCATATGTTTCTTCATCACTCCAAAATTTATTCACAACATCCAAACCAATTAAAAAAGTATCATTATGAACATCTTCAAGATTTGAATTATCTTGTTTAACCAAATCCATAATATACATATCATACCTTAATGTTAATAAATTACCCTCTATTATTGAACCAATAGGTTGTAACCATAACATTACAAAATCATGGTCTTTTGTTGTTATGTTTGAAATGTTACCCCATCCAAATTCTTTTATCTGTAAATGATTATCACAGAAGGTTTCTAAATCATTGTTTATGTTTTTTATCGTGCGTATCATCTATAATTATTTTGTTTTTTATTTATTAATTCTGTTTTTTCTTTATGATATGAAAGCCAGTTTAAAACCTCTATTATATTTCTTTCAGTCACTAAATCAATTTTTGTTAAATCATTCTCACATAATTCAAATATAGTAGCAACCCATCCCCACCTATTGAAACTTGTATCTTCTTCTTTTTCTTCTGTTTCATCCGTCAATTCACTTACAACAAAAAGTGGTTCAAACTCTTTTATAATCCATTGACGGAACCTAAAAAAAAATTAGTCACTGAACTCAACTGAACTATATTCATTTTTTCATAAAACAATTTAGCCCTCTCTTCTATATTATTACCATCATACTTCTCAATGATATATAATTCACCATCCTCCTGAACTATCAGACGACATAAAATAGCACACACCTTATGTAAATTATTATCAACATCTGTAATCAAATGGTCTAAATCTACATATTCACCTAATGAAAGTTTTTTCATATCTTTTATCATACCATATCTTTTACCATCTATTACAATAATATTTTTAATTTGTGGTTTAATTGGTTCTAACAACCAACTTATATCAATCTGTTGAAAATCTTCCAAATTTATATTCATCAATAAATCTAATTCAACACCAGAAAGAACTGAAATGAATTTTACTAATCTAATCAATTCACTTTTATCTTCACCTTTAATTATCTGTTGTATCTCAACATACTGCTTGATTGTCACTTCAGACCAATCAGAAGCCATTTTATAAGTTTTACCTTCAATCTTTAATTTTACCATCACATCTTTTTTATTTTTTCAAATCAAACCATTTATTAATAATCTGATTTATTTCTAATCTTATACCAAGAACTTTTTGCTTCTCAACATTATTCATAGCAACCAAAAGTTCTGATTGTAATTTCAATAATTTATTTATTAATTCTGTTTCCATTTTTATATTATATTATTTTTTGCTTTTTTGATTTTATCATAAGTTTATTTTCTTTCTTAATTTCATACTTTTAGTATGGAAAAAGGTGCAAGATATGCAGGTAAAAAGGTGCAAGATATAAAATTAACATATTTTAACATTTGATGAAATATGTTATAAAACATATTTTTTAACTACTTGATAATCAACTATGAAGTTCAAAAGGTGCAACATCATGATATAATATATAATATTTATATATATTTCCCCATTTTTTTTATGAAATTATTTCCCCATTTTTTTTTATAATGTTCTTAAAATAATTCCAGAACCTTTTGGTTTATTATCCAATTTTTCCAAAGCAACATATCTAACTGCATCCAATGCATGGTTCCAACCATCGACAGGTTTGTTTATAAACTCACCTCTACTTCTATCCTCAACCCATGTATAATTTATTATTTCATCTTGTATATTCTTACTATTCTTTGTTATGTTAATCTTATATCTTTGTAATATATCAATACCATTTATCACACTATCTTTACCTTTCTTACAACCTGTAATTCTGAACCCTTCTCTTCTTATTTCTTCTATTGACTTTGGTTCTGCACTATCAGCAATTATATCATCAAACTTATTTATATTCAATTCTCTCAACCTACTACATATATCCTGATTTGTTAAACCCCTTTCATATATTAATTCATCTAAATAAACTTCACCATGTTGTAATCCTATCTTAATCAACGCAGTAGGGTCATTCGAGTAGCCAAAATCCATTGCAAGCCAATATTTTATATCTTTTGGAAAACTATCAACTATTGTCCAGTTTGAATATATAGCACCTCTTACATCACCATATTCACCTTGTCCGAATACTAACCATTTGTTTTTATTCGTATCTTTCCAACTCTCAATAAGTTCAATTTGTTTCTTACCAAGAAATGGATTGTCTTTATATGTTGAAACAAATACATCTACATCTTTGGTGCTTTCTAATTCTCTCACCCAAGAGTGTGGGTTGGTTGGATTGAAGTCAAGTATAATCTGGTTCTTAAAATCAGTTCTATCGGGTAAACGCATCTGTGCTTGTTCAAATATATTCTTATCAATATGAACTGCTTCATTAAACCAGAAGATGTCAGATTTTACACCATACCATTTTGTATCTTTATCACATGGTAGAAATGATATGGATGATTTTGTTGGTATATATTCATAAGTGAATTCGGAACGGTTTATATGAAATGAATTCATTAATTCAAACTCACTAATCCAATATTCTAAATCTCTTATTAAAGATATTTTTGCTTGTCTTAATGTTTCTACACCAACTATAATTGTTATGGCTTTATTATTAACACATTTGGTTATGAGGTTTTGAATTATTGAAATGGTTTTGGCAGAACGGGTTGAACCACGAAACATAACTAATCGTTTCGTGGAGTTTTCTAACTCGTAGAATTGCTTACAGGCGTATATTGATTTGTTTGTTTTCATTATAATTTTATATATTGTTCCCACTCTTTAATTCGTTTTGAAGCAATTTTAAAGTAATCTTCATCCATTTCCATTCCACAAAATCTAAATCCTTCTAACATTGCGGCAACACCAGTTGAACCTGAACCCATATAAGGGTCTAAAACTATTCCATTCTTTGGTGTGATTAATCTACATAGATAGGACATAAGTTTGATTGGTTTTATAGTTGGATGATTATTCTTTGATTTTGTATCAAATTTATCATCCATCGTAGCAAGATTTCTGTGTCCTAGTTTTTGTTCCTTAAAAGTATCATCAAGTCCTAAATTACGTTCCTTCTTTGATACTTTTGGACAATAGAAGAAACGGGATGCGCCACCTTGGTCATTATATTCATTATATTCATTTGTTAAACCACCACCAAATGAACCTATATTTTTAACTTGACGATGTTTACCTTTAACACTTTTACTATTTCCACTTTGTTCATCCAACATCTTACCTGCTTCTTCATCAAATATAATGTTTGCGGGGAAACGACCTTCTCCACTATCAATTAATTCTATTTTTTTACCATTATCACGCTTTTCAGTATTATATAAGTTTCTACTTGTGGTATCATCTTGATGAATTAACTTCTGTAATTTATCAGTAGTAGAAATCCTACATCCATCTATGTTAATCCCACCAGTTCCCCACTTCATAACATTTTCAGCAATCGTTTTTTCAGATATAGGTTTTCTACATAATGTGAAGAATTCTTGTGCTGGTTTGAGTGCGGTGCCTTGACCTTCAAATTGTGTGGTACCTTTTGTTACATCATTATAAGTAAATTTACCACTCATTGTATTTGGTTGTTTTCCTTCCATATTTTTTCTATAACCTGGTGCATCTTCTTTTTCATAAATAACCTCTCCTTCAATCTTATCAACAGCCTTTCCTATATTCAACGATTTCGGAAATCCAGAACCATACACCCATGATATAACATCCCTTATTTCAAATCCAGCATCTTCTATATTACAAACCATACGATGTTGTGTTCTTGTTCCACATGCCACTAACATATAACCACCTGGTTTTAATACACGATATACTTCTTTCCATAAATCTATTGAAGGTAAATCATAATCCCATTTCTTATTCATGAATGATATTCCGTAAGGAGGGTCAGTCACAACACTATCAACTGAATTATCAGGAAGTTTTTTCAACAATTCACGATTATCACCTAACATTAATTTTACTTTATTCATTTCCTTCATTTAATTTTTTCATATCATCAATTGGTTTGATTGTGATATTCTCAATATTATGTTGAACTTCTGTTTTCTCAACATAACCTCTACTCTTGGCTTTTGTTTTCAAATAAAAGATTTGTGCTACAACATTACCATTTTTAATGTTCTCAAATAATTTACTCTCTACAAAATCTATTGCCATATTCTGTATCTCATCACACTTCTGTGCGAATATAGGGTCTGAATTATAATAATCATAAAATGTCTTACGATTATAGTTAAGTGATTTTAAAGCTGTAGTCACTACACCTAATGATTTTTCAAGGGCTTCAATTATTTGTTTCTTTTTCATTGTAATTGAAACTCTTTGAGTTGCTGATTTTTTTAACGTTTTCTTTTTCATGTGTTTATCCTTGTTTATTTAAAGTTTTACTTTAAGTAGATATTACTTCATATCAGTGATTAGATATATCTCCATAATATCATACTTTCAATTTTGGTTTTTTTAACCAATAAAAATCATAATCATTCATATCTATATTATAAAATTCAAAACCATATCTTTTATAAGTATTGTATATGTAATTATCTTTATGAACTAATAAGAATATATCAATTTTAGTTTCTTTTAGTGCTTCTTCAATTAAAATTTTACTATAACCTTTTCCTCTATATTTATAATCAATATATAAACTTTGTAATTTAATAAAATCTTTATCATTTGGTTCTTCTAATTCAACTGAACCAACATATTCATTATCATTTAATAAAATAAACTTTATATTATTATGATAATCCCAATTTTGTTTATATTTTATTATCTTAATATCATCATCAAATACAAAACATAATATTTCATTTACACTTTTCATTTTAAAACTCTTTCTAATTTTTT